CCTGGAGGCCCTCCGGCTGGAGGCATTCCTGGCATTCCCCCTCCCATTCCAGGAGCAGGAGCTTGTGGAGCAGCTTGCTTGGCTGCCATCTCTTCACGCTCACGAATGTGCTGATAGACGGCTTGTTTGATTTCTCTAGGCTGCTCTAAAAAATAATTACTCATTACGTATTGATAGCCAGCTTCAGCCATTTCAGCATGATAGGCCACTTCCATGTCAGAGGCAGGAATATATTTCACCTGGCCGCTATTATGGTAGCCAGCAATCATTTTCTCAAATATTTCTATTTGTCTAGCTTCAGCAATCTCAACAATATCAAACACCCCTTCAATATCATCATATCTAAGGTGCTTGGCAATTTGCTTAGGCGTGATGCCAGCTTTTTCCAAGATGGGCTGAGCTTGTAATATCTCCTGGCGCCTTTGGGCAGGATCGAGAGAAAACATTGTTCCATAAGACACTTTAAGAGCAAAGCCGCCATTAAGGTCTGCGCCGCTATAAGAGGCCACCTTTGCTGCATCTTCTTTTCCAACAATCAACACCTTACGTTTTATTGTCCAATTCTTTTCTACACTATCTAGGTATAGCTTCCACATGTCTTCTGTAAACATAGTATATTTGTTATATAGCCTACGCCTTGACATGTTAGCTGCATTCATTGCCTGCTGCACAGCAAAGCCTGAAAGCTCTCTGGGGATTTCCCCTTTCAATGCTTCGTTAACACCCATTATTGCATCGATTGCAGCAAGAGTTGAATTACGAAGATTGTAAATATCTCCAGTGAGGGGAGGAGGAGATAAGTGAAATGGAGCCTGGTTGGCAGCGCCATTAACTTTAATTACATCAACAGGGTTTTCTGTTAAAGATTTTTCATCAATGTCAGCTCCATCAAATACAACAAGGTGGATAGAGCCATGAATTTCTACATTCTCTAAGATCATGCCGTCTAGCTCATCTACAACAGCAGAAAGCCTTACAGCGTAGTCTACAGGAGTTTTACCATACACTTCACCAGGAACATCAATGTCTGTAAGACATGAATATGGAAGCTTTCCTTCAGCAATCGGAGAAGCTTTCATCTCTCCTAGTACAGTGCCGTCTGTAAGACAAAAACAATGCCTTCCTGCCATGCCGTTTACAGGGGAAGCTTTTTCATAATATTCTAATATAGGGATGATGGCATTTTCCATATCATCCATTCTAGATGATTCAAGGCCTTTTTCCCCTCTTACAAAGCCGTCAAAGTCCATTGGATGCTCTCCAGCATCAACAGCAATTTGCTCTAGCTTTTCTTTATATTCTGGAAACCTAGACATGGCTTCTTCAAAAGAAAACATGTGGCGCTCAAATGTGTATTTAACATCATCCCAGCACTCAGCGTCTGCATCTATATACATGTTCCATAAAAGCACAGGCTTAACAGACATATCCCCTGTCATTTGAACAATGCCGCTTGATTCGTCGAAATTTAATAATTCCCCTTTAGCGCCATCAAACACGCACTTGCCAAAGCCTGTTCCATACACTTGACAAGCTAGCGTTACAAGGTCTATTTTTTCTTGCCACTTATATTTATATATACCATAATTGATTAGGTGATTTGCCACCTTAGCTGCATGCTGATCTTCTATCTCGTTTGATAAAGCTTCTGCTAAAGCAGACGGTGGGTTGGCTGATAGCTGACTGTGAAGAATACGAACATTTCTCATCACTTGTGGAATGTGAAGGCTTCCTGAGCTTGAGCCTACAGACTCTGATGCAAACACTTCTGCAAGCGAGCGAAAGCTAAGCGTTGTATTTATTGGACCTTTTCCATTGCCAAATAAAAGAGCTTCGTTTGTTTTCCACTGAGGCTCCCATCTTTCTTTTCGTATACGCTGACATTTAGAAAAGCGCTTTTTTAAAGCATGCTCTGCCTCTTCTGGTGTCCAGCTTATCACTTTAAGATCCAATGTTATTTCCTCCACTTAGATCGTCTTGACTCTTTGGCTGCTACAGCTATGAGAAACTTATGATGAGCTTCCACATCTTCTAGTATGGCCTGAGCACTTCGACGCGCGATGTTTGCCTTTTTGAGCGTAAGCGAGCAGACAATAAGACACACCACCACTGTAATAAATTCTATCACCTTCTTCTCCTGATTCGTCTTATTTGTTTGCGCGCTTGCTTTTCTTTGGCAGCTTGATAGGCTTCGCCTTCTTTCTTTAGACGCTGTTTCCAATTATACCTTATTTGTTCTTCTGGTGCAATCACTTGTTTCGGTCCTTCGTATTTTGGTATGGCATGTAAAAAATATCTGAAGGTGTCCGCTGTGTGATATTTAGAAGCTTTTAGTATTCTAGATGGATCATCTTCATGGCGAGCACACACTGTCAGCTCATCTACAAGTGTTTGAGCGCCGTCTGTAAAATACACCGTTTGATCCATTAAGGCCTTATTACAGGCATCTATCATATTTTCTTTATTATATTGCTTATCAGAGATAGGCACATATTTTATATTGTGTAAGTAGGCTTCGTGATAAAATCCTGAAGGATTGCAGTCACACACCCTTTTTATTACATTAAAAGAAGAAAGCTCTTCTTCCACTGTTTGTACAAGCTCACTAAATGCTTGTCCATTCAAATACTTAGCTTTTACACACCACCACACATTAGCTGATGGATGGCGTGCCCAAACAGAAAGGCCAGCAAGAGAAGAAGCTGCAGGATCTACAACAGCAACGTGTGGCCATATACGAGGGTCATATCCTTCTGGATTGTTTAAGTTTTTCTCTGGATCATACCTAAACACGAGCGATGCAGCTGTAAGCCAGTCGCCATACATACGGGCTTTAAACTCAGCTTCAGAGCCAGACATACGCCTAAATTCTGTAATAAGCTCAGCTCTTTCTTCTTCAGAAAACACAGGGTTGTCAAGAATAGATATCACCCATTTTTTAGCTCTTATGCCATCAGAGCTATCTACGATTTTTCTTATCTCATCATTTCTTACAAGAGGCGTAAATGAGCAATACATAAAGCCTCCATCTGTAAGAACACGAAGTCTAAGCTCTGTTATGATTGAAGACAGTGGCGGCATCTCATCAATAAATACAATATGAGATGTAAAACCTTGTCCCCTTTTACGAGCCTGCTCAGCATCAGAATGTGTTAGAAACACTATTCTATTTCCGTTTTTCATATGCTCTACAGACTTAATATATCCACCAGAACGCTTCACCTTATAGTCTACGCCTTCTGTTCCTAGGAAGGGCTTAATTTTCCTAGGCCACATCTCGCTATCTATTAGCTCTTGGGTCTGGCCCATAAATAAAATTGTTATTGGATTGTCTGCCCATTTATCTGGACGTTCAACATGTGGGTGGGAATTTAAAAACCACCACGTAAGTATGCGGCATGTAAGCATAGATTTGCCGCTTCTGTTAGAGCCTACAACAAAGTTGACAGGCACTTTAGATTTAATTATTTCCATTTGCTGTGGCGTAGGCCTACTGTCAAGATCGATGGGATCAAAAGACAAAGCTAAACGCTCAGCTAGCTTTTTTCTAAGCTTTACAAGCTCTAGTTTTTTACGTTGTTCTGACGTAAGACTAGACATTGCCACCCCTACCACCCCTGGTCACCACCACTTTTATCACTTTTGACACTGGATCTGGCACTTTCGCGTAAGCACCATGGTCCATCTCAGAAGGCATATGCTCAAGACGTGTTTCAGCCATTCCCCTATCACGAGCTAAAAGGCGCATGCGTCTATACATCTCGTCAAGCTCATGAGCATCAGGCTTATCCATAATGTCCATGTCTGGCATCCAGCCGCCACCAAAAGGATCGCCTCCCATTGGCGTGTGTAAATTAACTTCATATCTCCAGCAAGGACCAACAAGACGATCAAGCATCCTACCTATACGGCATTTGCAATCTTCTGTCTTATCTTGGGTGAGGCCCATCTCGTCTGCTATACGCTCAAAGACTGCCACTATCCCCTTAATCTTGTCCTGCTCGTTCATATGCGTTTGGGTCCCTATTTTCTCTATCTTCTTTAGCTTCTTGGCCTTTTTTCTTAGCTCTTTCCATAAACTTAAATTGCTTTAGCCATTCTGACAATTTAAAGCCATCTGTCTTTGGGTAGCCTTCGTAAAATTTATCCACCTTATCTTTATCTAAATCAGGCATCACGGGCTCCAGGTGACATACACTTTAGATACTGTAGCTGTACTAGATGGATTATATTTGATCCTGCAAGTGTTTCTCACTGGCGTGTCGGCTAAAGAAAACCTAGCAAGAAGAATATCTGCCGGTGAGGGAGGCTCTTCTTCAGCATCATCATCTATTCCATCAAAATGTACACCTGTAACAGTGGCCACTTCGTAAAAGTTTTTACCATCAGCGCTATCTTCTATAGTGATAGTTCCTGCTTTATCTGTGTGTATTTCTACAACAAAATACTCTGGATCTCTGTTTAAAAACACTTTAGACACTACAGAGCCATTACCTTCTGCATCGGTTGCCACAGATTGACTTTCAGCTAATGCTAAATTTTGCGTTGTCCAACTAGACATTATGTTCTCCTATTTATGAAGAGAAGGCCACAATGGCCTTCCCCAGCAATGGCTATCGCTAGATAGACATTACTTCTCGTAGCTGAAGTGAAGAACGTCGCCTTCGACGAGCTGCTCTTCACTTGGGCTCACCATGTTACCGACAAATGTCACGCGAGTGACGCCGCCAACAACAC